TAAGATCAGCTTTTATGGCGATAAGGTCAGTGATACGTGTTCTGATTCTGGTGCGGATTGCAGGCGATAAATCAACATCCAGAATGGCGTTTGAGACGTTATCGCGCACCCATTCAGCCACCTTCACTGAACCGGGGCTTGACGGCATACGCATAAAAGCCCGAATTAACGGCCTGATGGCCTGACGAGAGGTCAGGTGAGCGCGGGTGATGTCGGCAACGGCAACGCCGTCTTCGATATCGCGTTCAATTTGCTGGCGTTCCCGCTTGAGCAATCTCTGGTCATGAATAGCCTGCTGCTTGGGCATTTCAACGACAACATCGAAATCAACAGGCACATTACGCATTCGATGGGTATGTTCTTTACCGGTCTGGTCCGTGAAATACCAATGCACTTTTCGGGTGCCGTCTGCCTGCATTACGTCCATGCCGGTGCGACTCGAGACTATCGGCATGGACGCTCCATGAAATACCCCACCGTTCCCGCCGCTCTTGGGTTAAGTGTTTTGTCATCGTCGGCGGTGGTGGGGGGATGCAAAACCCGCAACAGTTTCCTGCGCGGGCGTGTAGGTTATTCCGCAATAATCGGAATTATGACGATTTTAGGCTATGTTCGGATATCCAGTCAAGTGTTTTCTTGAACGACGTTCACAAACCGTAATGCTCAGCCAAAACATCGCACGCCGCAGTCAACACGCCAGCGATATTATATCTATTCACGTTTTGTTTCACTGAGTATCCCCGGACTGACTCTCCCATGCCAAAGACCTTCCACGCGGCGTCTGCTGTGCGACAATTAATTCCACCCAATGCCTTGATGGCTGAATTCACCCTGTCACGGGCAATCAACACCCGCTCCGGCTCACCCCCGGAATTTGTGCCCTCCCCCATCACACGGGATAGGTCGGGGGCCTGGTAGCCGTTTAAACTGGCCCTGGCAAAGTCATGTTCAAACTTACGCGCAGCATCCACCTGTCTGCCTGAGATTGTGTTGCGCTGTTCCATAATCATTATCACGTCGCGGACAATGAACGGGTCGCCTATTTCTTCGTTGGCATCCATGACCTGTTCACCGTGACGGATTATGGCCGGGGACGTGTCGCCTTCGATTGCTGCGTGTTGTTGGCGCCAGCGGTTTGGCTTTACTTCGTCGTTCATACTTACCTTCGTTTACTGCGACAGCCGCGTGCGGATCAGTTCTGGTATCTTGGCGCACAAAACATCTTCTTGAACGGAACCGTCGTCGCTGATGAATGCGTCCACACCGAGCATGGCCCCAATCTCCTGAACAAGCCCCCGATAATATTCTTCATTGCGGGCGTGTTGCGCAGCGGTTTCATACCAATTCTTCACCAGCCGATGCACAGGTTTAGCGATAGCAAGTGCCAGCGTGACATCCATTTCCTTGTTGCTCGCCTCTGGTTCGCACCAACCTTGTGCGATGGCCTCTTTGACTGCGATCTCAAGAAAATCGTCGGTTTCTACGTCGTCAATTTCTACGTTGTTGTTCATGGTTAAATAATCCTCATCATTACACGTCAGCGGCGGTCTACTGCTTGCTATCTATAGCACCCTGCCACACTCGCATCAACGTTTCTGCCATTGGACCTGCCGTCCCGTTGTCTATCTCAGCCTGCGTTTCGGCCATTCGCAGCTTGGTGTCTGCCAGGCCTTGTGGGGTTAGTTGTTTTGACGGGGGTGGGGGTTCTGGCTTTCGTGACTGATAAGCCTGGGGCTTACCCTGTTTCAACTCCCTACATTTTTTCGCAATCTGGTCGGGTTTCGGGGGTGTTCCGCTGGGGTTGTCTTCAAGCACCCGCTGCCAGCCTGCCGCCAGATCCGGGCCGCTGTGGCGATCTAGCTGTTTGATGTATTGAACCCGCCAAAAATCCGAATTGGCGGCTGCGTTGGGCCAGCCTTCTTTGATTGCGGTGATTACTTCTTCGGGGGTCATGTGGGCCTCGTTTTGCTATTCGTCCATCAAATTCAACTCAGCCCGCAAATTAATCAAATCGGTTCGCAGGCGGCTCACCTCTTCGACTAGTTCGTCGTACATTCGCAGTAACTCTTTATAGCTGACGTGGTTGTCATCTATCGGCTCCCGGTCACGTTCCGCTTCGTTCATATCGCCGCCGCCCTTTCCCGTAATGCCTTGAAATCAATCTCAGCCGCCGCCTTCGTATCCTCATTGTGTCTACGCAGACAGCCGCCGATGTATTCCCTAGCCGCCAATCTCGCTTCCTTATCGGTCGCCCCTAGGGCCCTCCAGGCGTCATATCTTATCTGCGTTTCCTCAATCCATTCTAGGGGCTTTTCGTACTCCCCGACAGCCGTGTAAATGTTGTGCAGGTAGCCGCCGGCAGACTGGCCTAGGAGTTGTTTGCCGGAGTAGTAGTATTTTACGTCGACGTTCATTTCATTCACCGCCATGATGTCCCGATGCTTCATTGCACGGATTTCTAGGCACAGAACCCGTCCACTCAGCACCATCATACACAACAGGAAAATAAACGCGGTTTTCTGTCCAAAGAGTGAAATTCTTCCCCCGAGAGCCGCCGTACCCGTCGTCAAACTCGACATCCAACTCATCGTCAGTTAGCGTGGAATGCTCAACATCGTCCCAGCATTCTTTATTCGCGCCCAAATCCGCCACTAAATGTTCTCGCCAAGTAGCCATCATCATTCCTCTCTACTGCACATCGTCTGGCGGGTTGCGCCGCCACGCTGGCTAATTACGCATCCGACCCATCAATCCACCACGTATAACCGCAGGCTTCGGCTTGGCATTTATATTTGTAATCAATGTAACCTCCACATGATGAATCCCACGCCTTGCACGTAACGGTTTTCCTCCCGCACTTTCGACATGGGAGTCGAAATTCAACCTCGCGAAAAGCCCCGGCACTGTCTAGCATTGGTTTTGTGTGCATTTTCATCTTCCTTCCTCTACGCCTGTGTTTGTGGCGGCCTCGCTAGGACAAACTGACGGACAATTTGACGTAGTAGCTCCATCTCGCCCTCAACATAATCGGGCTCTTCCGCCGTTTCGACTCGGTATGACTTCGCCGTGTCATAATCAATCTGCTCAAGAAGCGCGTGGAGCATTTCATCAATTTTTACGTCTTCCATTTTCATCTTCCTTCCGTTTTCATGTGCTGCGTATTCCTGTTTAACTACTGTCATGCACCCGGCGAGTCCTGAGTATTCTGGGCATAGCTCTACTAGCCCACTCAAAAGAGAAGGTAGCAGAGCCGTCTTGCACCCGGTGTCATCCGTCGCACATGGACCTGATAGTCTCAACAGTCAGCTATCAGTCAGCAGTTCCTATAAGGCGATATCTGTTTCACCTTGGCCCGCCCGTCTGCTTTTCGCTCTAGGCTGTCAGGAAAAGGGCCGCCCCACAGTATTCCCGACTGGTAGTGATCCAGCGCCCTGCTGTCTATACCGACAACGCTGGAGTAATTCATTTACGCTGGTCTCTCACGAGGCTGGCGCCTTTTCTGATTTGGATATTATGTCGTAATGATCGCTGCATGTCCCGGAGCAATCTAACATTGCCGTCCGCATCCGTTCGTTGTTCAACCTAATCTGCTGGTGGTATTCAGCATCAACGGCTTTGTATTCTTTTAGCGCCACTCGCAGCCGTTCAATTTCATCCGCACCCCAGCGCAACGCCTCTGCTCCGATGCCCTCAGTTCCACGTAAACCGGGACCGTAAGCCGTTTCAACCTGCCCATGCCGCTCCAGGTCATCTGCTGACCAGCGCATTAGCTTAGGTGATGGTCCGTCTGGGATTTCAGTCATTCGCCCGTCTGATCATTTATGTTTATCCCTTTCTTCGCCACGCATTGCGGCTACCGCTTTAACGTTGGCGTCTTTAAAATCTTCCAGTCGAAGCCGCAGCATTTTGGTAAGGGGGTCGTCACCAACCAGGGCGGCGTTCAGTTCAGATTCCATTTTCAACAAAAACTCCGCCTCCATGATGGCGTCTCGCATGATCCCAATTTTTTCGATTACATGCATTTGTGTTTTCTCCTCAATCCCGCCGCATGATCCCGCACTTTCTGGATATCGTCCGGGTATGCGTATACGGTTGTTGTTTTCAAACCTCGGTCGCGTTGACGCTGGCGCCAGTCGCTCTGGTGTTTTCTATGCTGCTCTCGCAGTCTATCGTTGTTGTTGGGTGAGGTCAATGGTTTATTCCCACCAATCTGGCGCAAGGCCCCGCCTCATTAACCACCGGCCCGATTTGTGTGGCAGAGCATGGGCGTGCGGGGAACGTGGTCCTGCTTCCTTGCATAAGATTCATTTCTGTCCTGCGCCTCCATGGCCAATCTTTTTTGGATTGGATCGGCCTGGGCGACGCCAATTGCCTTGTTTTGCTTTACGTCGGTCACGTTTGGTCGAGCGGGTTCTGGTGGTTTTTTTCATGCTCCGCCTCTCGCTGATAATATTTTGCTAGAGGCCCGTCGCCCTTCACCAAACTGTTCATCGCACGCTTGCTGGCGCCGCCCGCGACTTGACCGGCGATGTTCTTTGGTAGGTCGGGCGCGTGGGCTTTGAGTGCCTCGCGTACAGCGCCGTGGATCACTCTTCGCACCTGACCCTTGTCGGGGTGCAGTAAATTCACAAGCTTATAATCCATATTTCTGGGCCTCACTATTTCGACAGCGCGGCGACTATGCGATTGGCAATTTCCAAATCGCCCGCATCTTCGTAATGTGACGAGTCAATTGCCTCGCACCGTTTTCCTGTGCAACGGTAGTCGCCATCACATTCAGATATGTCGCCATGACAAGACAGAGACATTTTCTCCCTATAACTTGGATTGCCAGTATGATTACAACCCCAAATCGTTATTGTGTTGTCGCCGATTTTGATTTCGGTTCCGTAATATTTACCCTTGAGGGGCAGGAGTTTTGTTTTCATTTTTGTCATCCCAAAACCTCATTCACCACCGCCCGCTGCTGCGAAATCCGGTTTCGTATGTTTCGGCCCAAACCATGTTTTCGTTGGCCATTTGGCGTCACGATAGCCGAACGGTGCCTGGGTGCGTCTTTGGTCTGGCGGCCTGCTGTAGCCGAGCCGGGTAAGCTGTATCTGGATAGCCTGCTTGCTGCATTCCATGGCAACGGCGATTTCCGCGTATGGTAGCCCGTCGTTGGCCATCTTCAGTATCAAGGCTTCGTTTTCGGCTCGCCATTTTAGATATTTCATTGCCTCGGCCCAAACCGCACGTCTTCCGGCCATTCCTGGGCGTGGTAGCCGTATGCGGTGCCGTTCCGTATTCGGTCGTAGCGGTTTTTATTGTAGATTTCCTGCTTGGCTATCTTCTGAACGTATAAATCCGGGTTGGCCAGTTTCCATACACGGCTTTGCAGGGCTTCGATTGAGCGGGTCTGCGATAGCACGGTACGGATCTTCTCGAACGGTACTTTGGCTGCACGCAAGGCCATGAGCAGCTTTTCGTCTTCGTCTGTCCAGCCTACGAGGCGTTTTTCTCTCATGACGACACCAGCCTTTGCCAAACCCGCCACGGTACGACCACCATCGGTTCGGCATTGTTGCGCTTCAGAAATAGGGCGTCGTTTTCGCCCAGCCAGTCTTCGATGGTTTTGAAGCCGGCGCCGTTTTTCCTGGCCTTCACTTCACAGATAAGCGGGGCTTCATCTTTGCCAAATGCGTACACGTCGATATCGGCGTCGTGGGTATATGCAGACGCACCGGACATGGGCACGCGCTCGGCATGAATTCCCGCTGTCTTGTGCATATTCACGAATTCACGTTCCACTCTTGCGCCCTTGTCTCGTTGTGACTTACCCATTGGCAGCCCGCCCCAGCGGCGTCTTCTTGAAATCAATCGCGTCCCGGTACATATCCAGCAACGCCCGCTGTTCGTCGCGCTCGGTTTCCTGCACGCGACGTTCAGCCACCAGCTTGCGGATGATTTTCACGTCGAAGCCGGATGATTTGGCCTCGGCGTAAACCTCGCGAATGTCGATCGTGAGCGCCTGCTTTTCTTCGTCCAGGCGCTCTACCCGCTCAATGAAGGTGCGGAGGTGGTCGCCTGCTATGGCGTTGTGGCCCTCGGTCATGCTGCTTTGTCCAGCGCCTGTTTCGCACATTGGCGTTCTTTGTTCCGTGCTATGCAGATTCTGCATTTTTTGTAGCCGCGCGTGCAGATGTACGTGTTGCCATCACTTAATCGGTGGCCGTGCTTGCAGTGTGTTTTATGGAAGAATGGACTGCGCCGCTTGTTCTCCTTGTCGGTAACGGGCTCTAGATGTTCCGGGTTTACGCAATTTCGAACTCGGCACAAATGGTCAAGCTGAAGGTCTTTAGGTATTGGTCCTACCAAAATTTCGTATGCAACCCTGTGCGCCCTGCTGGTCTTCCCGTTAAAGCCCATAGATGCATATCCATTATGCGAAAGACTTCCCTCCCAAAGCCAACAGCCGCTGTTGGGTTCCGCTTGCACTTTGTCCCAGAAATGGTCAGGTAACATTTACAAGTCCATATTCAAAAAGAGGCCCAGCCCCATGAGACCGGGGCTGGGCAAGTGACAGGGAGGCTCGATACAGGCGCGAAACCCGGCAGCGACGCGCCTGCAAAACGCTTACTCGTGCTGCCGGGGATTGAATTTCGGGAAACGGCAACCGGGCGGTCAAAAGGGCGTCCACCGGTCTGGTACTTTCTGGCCCCAAACGTGCGCCTTTCAGCGCCGCCGCGAGCCACTTGTAGAAACTGTCGCTCATGATTTCCGCCCCCGTCGGTAACTCCGAAATTTTTGAATTAAGACGACTGCAATGGCGGCCAAAGCCACGGGCCAAATAAACCCGAACGGCACGGTATTTTGATTGTTGAAATGTTCCGGGTCGAAGAAACGGCAGCACCCCGCCACACCAACCCCCACCGCCAGATACCCGGCTATGACTAGAATGATGTAGAGGGCCGTCATGATTGCGCGTCCGAATTCAGGAAATAACGGCCTATTGCCTGCGCAACGGCGCCTTCGATTTTCTCATCAGCAATGCGAATTTCATCAGGTAGGATGTGAATGCTACCGTTGAAAGTCAGCTTAGACGCAATGCGTTTCATGCCCGGCGGTTCAGTCTTTTTTCTATGTGCTGCCAGCCTTAATAAGTCATCACGATCCGGCCATCGGTAGTAGCGGGCTTCGGATTTCTGCGACACGTAGTCAAGAATAAAACCGGCAGTAACTAGGGCCGTCGCCGCGCGCTCACAAACTTCATATTTGTTTTGCAGCGGCTTCATAACGCGAACCTGTTCAGCTTCTCGGCCTGGGTTGGCGTGTCTTCGGGCCTGGGGCCATATGCCTTGATTACGGCCGCCTCAACCTGTTCACGGGTTCTTGTGGAGCTAAACGGCAGCATTCCGTAGGCATAAGACACTCGCTGGTCCCACATCTGCGCGGGCGTCATTGGCGGTGCGTTGCGGGCCTGCTCCAATAATCTTTCCAGTTCCGGGGTCATGACGCGTTGCGTTTCATGTTAATGGCCATGTACTTTTCCAGCGAGTCAGCCGGAAGGGATCTAACGTTGTCTTCCTTGTTATTGAAGCTATCGCTGCTCGATACATCGGCGTGGGTTGGCTCGTCTTTTATTCGGGCGTGGATCACCCTTTGCTTAATCTTGTAAACAGTGCTTTTTGTCACGCCAAATTCTGCGGCTAGAGCAACCATTGATTCGCCCGCCTTTGCGCACCTGCGGATTTCCCGCACTTCGTCGTCGCTAAGTTTGGCCGCGTAATGACGTTTTCTCTCGCGGGGGCTTGTTTCATGTTGCGCCGTGCCGACGCCTAGATGCCCTCTCTCGCACTCCGTCATTACGAATGACCTACCCGCCAGCGCGTCGGGACAGTGTTTATCTTTCCACCTGTCCACGGCATCTTGTTGCGGGGGCGGAAGTACGGGGGTCGGGTCCATCATGCGCTCCGTTTATGTGCGATAATACAAAGCCAAATTTGCAGCAGAGTTAGTTCGGCGGCGAAAAATGCGCTAGACCAAATGCCGTATGCCGCGAATACAGTGGTTGTGCTGAGCCAGCCGCCAATCATGAGGACGCTGCCGTATTCGAGGATGAGCCGGCGTGTCATTGTGCTTCCTCCACAAAATCATTTGCCGTCACCATGCGTTCTGTACTCTGTGCGATACGCTGCATGAATACCGGCCTGGGGGTGCGTTCGCCGCGTGCCCATTTCAATACCGCGTGCTCGCTGGCGTCAACACGTTCGCCAAATTCGGCAGGGGTAAGTTTTTTGAATTCCAGATAGTCTTTCAGTTTCATGCCGGGAAGCATAAACCCAAACCGGGGGGGGTGTCAAACAGATAATCCGGATTAGCTGTTGACAGCAACCCAACTTGTGTTTATAGATAATGTTGTTCCCGCACAAGCGGTGACATCGCCAAGGCGGAGGGCTGAACCCCATGACCTACACCCAGGAAACAGAACGCTACGACCACAAGCTCAATTCGGATTGCGACGACCACGATACCATCGACATCATCACCTCGCGGATTGGTGGGCTGGAACACGAACTTGCCAAGCTGGCCGGCCTCCTGAACGACACGCGGACGCAAACGGCGATTGGTGAATTCCTCTCGGGACTTGACGATCTGGTTTCGGATTACCTCTCCCCCGAAATCGAACGGCTGGCCGATAGCATCGGTGGCGCAATAGATACAACGGTCGGGCCTAGCGATATCCGGCCCATGAACGATGAAGTGATCTACGCGCTGTGCCTGCGCCGGCGCCGGGACGAACTGTTGAAAACGCGCTCGGGCCAAGCCCCCATTCTAGCAGTGTGCAACGACGCTCCTACTCAGTTGACCGCGGACTTGGCGGCTATCGAACGGGAACTTCGGCGGGTGGAGGTGGGGTGATGAAATTCCAAATCAAACATCGCTATAGCGGCGCCGTCCTTTTTGAAGCCGAACTATCGGCGGAATTCGAGATGAAAAGCCACCGTCTGCAATTGGGGGCGGCAGTCAAGCTGGCGGTTAAGGCGGGTGCCGATCTCGCGGGTGCCGATCTCGCGCGTGCCAATCTCGCGCGTGCCAATCTCGCGGGTGCCAATCTCGCGGGTGCCTATCTCGCGCGTGCCAATCTCGCGGGTGCCAATCTCGCGGGTGCCTATCTCGCGCGTGCCTATCTCGCGCGTGCCAATCTCGCGGGTGCCAATCTCGCGGGTGCCTATCTCGCGCGTGCCAATCTCGCGGGTGCCAATCTCGCGGGTGCCGATCTCGCGGGTGCCAATCTCGCGGGTGCCGATCTCGCGGGTGCCGATCTCGCGGATGCCGGCTGCGACCCGCGTGCCTATCTCGCGGATGCCGGCTGCGACCCGCGTGGCTACCGGTTCTGGGCTTGGCTGCACAAAGACGGCCACGTCGTCTACGAAGCCGGCTGTCAGGAATGGAACAGTATCGAGGATGCCCGCGCGTATTACGGCGACGTCTACGCCGGCAACGGCCACGTGCCGACCTGCCTTGCCAAGATCGAGGCGCTTTATGCGGAAGCGATCGGCCGGGGCTGGATCGAAGCGAAAGCGGAGGCGGCGTGATGGCACAGGATACGAAACTACTCGCTGACGACCTTGAGCGCGCTCAAGAGAACGCCGCCGAAAGCCACAAAGAAGCCATGAACTCGTATGGCGCCGGCTATGACGCCGGGTATCTGGCGGCAATCATTCATGCCCGTGAGCAATGTGGCCCGATGTACGGGGCGCTGGAAAACACCGTTGGCACAATTGAATATCTCTACGGCGCTGACTGGGACACCGTCAAGAGCGCACGCGCTGCTCTTTCCAAGGCAAGGGGTGAGTAGATGGCACAGGATAAGCATACGCCAGGACCTTGGGCAGTAGAGCCATGGGGCAATGGTTGTAGTGCCGACGGCGAAGCGAACATTGTCGCGCCAAATTCAGACGTTGTAATTGCGATGGACGTGCTTGTGGGTGAGGCCGAATTCATCGTCCAGCGCGTTAACGCCCATGAAGGATTGGCCGCCGAACGCGACCGGCTTAAGGCGAGCAATACGGAACTGGCTGATGTTTTGGAAAAGCTTGCCGACGAACACGCCGATTTACTGTCCGACACCTATGGTGGTTTCCGCGATGTGGCCGTACTCGACAACGCCACCACAGCCCTTTCCGCCGCCCGCAGTAACGAAGACCCCGACGCCCTGGCCGGCTGTGCGGATAATCTGCGGAATGCGCTGTTAATTGCAAACTTCGAACTGGCTGCGTTAGTTGAAGACCCGGAAAACCCAAACTTCGAACCCGTAATACAGAACGGCGGCTTGGCGGATGCCGAATGCCTAGAGCGAGGCTTTCGCGCCATTCGCAAGGCACTCTCTATGCCTACGGGCGAAAAATATGCCAAAGCCAAGGATGAGTGAACCCATGACCAAACCCAACCACATGGACCGTACCGACCTCATAGCAGAACAGCTTGTCTCGGGAGAGATAGACCGGGAGAAGGCGGAAATCGAACTGCGCGCACTTGAGTATCCAGCGGGACATGCGAAGTTGGTTGTGGATGATATGTATGGAAATGGAGAAACTATCATGCTCAAAGTAACAGAAAAGGCCCTGCTGGAAGCGTTCCTGGATATTCTTCCGAGCAGTGGTTCTTGGATATTCAGAGAGACGACCCTGAGTGACGATGATGTGGCCCTGCTGAAAGAGTTGGGCCGCGAAGTCCCTCGCCACCTTGGCAATAATGGCGAATGCTATGTGTCCGACGACAACGGCCAGATATGCACCGTCGCCTCAAGGATCGACCGGACGCGCAAAACACCCTATGACGCGCCGGACCCCGAGCGAGATATGCACGCTCGCCTGATAGCCACCGTTCCGGCAATGGTTGAATACATTAGGGCGATGGCCGAATATGGCGATGCGGAAGCGTATGAAATCCTCACAAACCTTCTGCCAGGGGATGCGTCATGACCATCAAGCCCGCCGCCGCTTTCGTCTTCACCCTGGCTGCCGTACCGATTGGGCTTGGCTTTGGGTTCTGGGCTTACTTGATTTATCCGGCGGTGGCGGGGTGGCTATCGTGAGCGAGCATCTAAACAACTGGTACACGGCGGAAGATTACGAAATCGACCTGAACGCGGTTTTATCCACGGTCGCGGACCTGGAAGACGGCCACCGGAAGTTTCCCGGCGTATCGGCTCGTTTTTCCAGCCAACTCACTTATGCGGGCGAACGCCTGCTGAAACTGGCGGGGAGCAATGAATGACTTCGCGCCCAGATACACCGACCACCCGCGCCCCGGATATTTCAAACTCCGGGCCTGGCGGCGGGGACCATGGAAGCCTGCACGCATTTACCGGCCTATCCCGTTTGAGCCGGGCACCCTTCATATATGCGACCGCTGGCCGGCGCTTGTCGGCGAAATCGATGGAGTGCTGGTTAATGACTACAAGATCGACGGCATTGAATCCCCCGGCGTTGATAAAGTCTGGGAATGGGGCAAGGAAATCACCGAAGAGGAATGGACATGGATAAGCAAGATAACGTGGCCGATAGACCAGAGACTGCCGAATCCGAACCACGGCTGAACATCTACCAACGCATCAGCGCCATTCAGGCGGTCCTCGACACGCTTGAAAAGGACAGCGAAGTAAAGACGGCCAACAACAAGAAGATGTACGATTACGTGTCCCACGACGCGGTGACGACACACATCCGCGCGGCCATGATCGAGCAAGGCGTCATCGCCATTCCCACCGTCAAGGAACACCGCGACAACGGCAACCGGATAGAGATTGATCTACAAGTCGATTACGTCTCCATCGACGACAAAGCCGACCGCATCGGTATTCTGGTGGTCGGCTATGGCGCCGACAATTCCGACAAAGGGCCGGGAAAGGCTATGTCCTACGCCCTCAAGGTCGCGCATCTGAAAATGTTCATGCTGTCCAGCTACGACGACAGCGGGGGTGAGGAAGTCGAACACCAGGGCGCTGCGTCCAAGGCCGACGTTGCGGCAGCAAAGGAAGAAACCGCCCAGGCCCAGGCCCGCGTGAACGAACGCGACAAGGCGCTTGCGACCCGATTGGTGGCCGACCTCGACGCAGCCGACAGCATTGAAAAAGTCGAGGCGCTTATGGCGGAGCACAAAAAGTTCCTCGCCAATCTCCCTGACGATACCGCGACATACATCCGCAACAAGGCGGGCGAAGTGGCCAAACAAATGGAAGAGGAATAAATCATGGCAGGAAGTGTGAATAAAGTCATTCTCATAGGGTCGCTTGGCCGCGATCCCGAAGTCAAAAACATGCAGAACGGCGATGCGGTGGTCAACCTATCCGTCGCTACCTCCGAAAGCTGGAAAGACAAGAACTCTGGCGAAAAGAAAGAAAAAACCGAGTGGCACAGAGTCACGATATGGAACGAGCACCTTGGGAAAATCGCCCAGCAATATCTCAAGAAGGGCAGCAAGGTCTATCTCGAAGGCCAACTTCAAACCCGCAAATGGCAGGACCAGAGCGGCAACGACAAGTACAGCACCGAGGTTGTCTTACAGCGCTATCGCGGCGAACTGACGATGTTGGACGCGCCGAGCCAGGGGGGTGGACAACAAAGTGGGGGTGGCGACAACCGCCAGAACGCCGGGCAAGGCGGGTACGATCAAAGCCCGCAAGATGGCCCAAGCGGAGATATTCCGTTCTGATGAATAACATGGGCCACAACTCACGCTTCGACCCAGACGCCATTGCTCACGAACTGAGCAAGCGCGGCATGGAATGGGCGGATGCGGACGCAGCGTACAAGGCGCTAGACGACGCGACCAAATCGGTGATGGCAAACGCCATGGCGGGTTCGCCGGAGAAATCCAACGCTGCATCGGAAGCCGACGCGCGGCGGTCGGATAAATTCATGAAGCATTTGGAGGCGCTGGCAACGGCCAGAAAGACAGCCGCCCGTGCACGGGTGAACTTCGATGTCTACAAGGTTTGGATTGAGTTGATGCGCTCGCAGGAAAGCAGCCGCAGGGCTGAAATGACATTGCGATGACGCCAAACCCCAAAAGCCTAGGCAGCCGCAAGCCCATCGAAATCCGCACGGTAAGGCGGCTTTCCAGTACCGACGGCATTGTCCTAGTTGAAGGCCCGCGTGGCAGGGATGCGCTGGGCCGGGAAACACCGCCGGATTGGGTGGCTGTGCAGAATTCGAAGGGTGAGCGGGTTTATGTATATGGAGAATTGAAATGACCACACTTGCAGACCAGATTATTGAAAGTCTTGATGCTGACCCGACGAAGTGGCAGCAACGTGAGCATACTGCCGACCATGTGAATGGCATCCGGGTTTGGACCTCGAATGGATTTTGGTTCATTAGTCTTTGGACGCCAGAAATACGGAAATTTTCAATTCTCGAAAAATTAAAGATTCGGCGAGCGTTAAAGCGGTGGCAAAAAACGCCTATTGTCATCAGTCAAGCGGCAGATCGCGCCCAAGAAAGTGACGGCAGAATAAAAGCGATGTTGCGGTGACCACAATATACCAGCCGCCCCCGGCACAGAAACAGCAGCGTCTGATTGACAAGAAATATCGCCGTTCCTTCAAAGATCAGGCTTGTGAAGTTTGCGGGGCACAGGATGGCACGGTTGTTGGCGCCCATTGTAGAATTAACGCCTTCATCATGGGCGGAAAACCAGATGATGCATTGATAGTTCCGCTTTGCGCAGAATGTCATCGTGAAGAAGGGGCGGCAAAGAAAGATGGAGACAACGCTACGTGGTGGGTTAACAAAATCCTGAAGCCAATATTGTGGCAGCGATACTTACAGTGGGAACAAGAATAATGCCGGCGCCTTGGCGAACGGTTGGCCCAAACATTGCGGCTACACCATGACGATTGATCACCCGGATACGTGGCCACTTCCGTCCCCTAAATGCACGCCCGAAACAAGTTCGCCAAAGCCCACCCCTCACATGGTTGGTGAAGGCGAGGCCCGGCAGTCGAGTGAGGTGGCTGCCGGGCCGGAAATGTCCGTTAAAGGAGAAGCAGAATTATGAAGTCCAGCATCTTTGTTGAAAATCCAGAACGCCAGGAATTTACACTGGCAGCCACCATGTCGCTGCGTGAATGGAAGATCGTGCGCCGGGAATTGGAGGACAGCGACAAGTACGAGGCGAAGTGTTTTGTTGACCATATCCGCAAACTGGTTGGCGAGGCCGAGAAGCAATTCGATGCCTACAGCGCGCCAGAGTCGACAGATGGCTGACTTACCCTGTGCAACGGCGAACCGCGACACCTCGCAACGGGGTGGCGGCTTTACGCGCGCAAATCGTATGGCAATAAAACAGGCCAAATCCGGCTATGTGGCTTTCAGGGCAGTGGAATTTAGTTTCGAGACACGCATTTTTTCGGCGAAATTGCCGTAAACAAACGAGGATTATTTGACCATGAACGATTTAGTCGAAAAGGCCGCCCAGGCCATCTACGAGAAGCATGTATTTGGTTTGAATCAAGGCATCCCGATTGAAAAGAAACCACCATGGGTGCCGCTTGGCAATAGCCTGAAGCAGCAAGAGGCAAGAGATTACGCGCAGACAGCGTTTGCTGTCCTGTCAGAAGCACTCTCTCACTGACGAGGCACCCATGGCAGATGAAATCACACGCGACCAGCACCTTGCCGCAACAGGCGGGCGAAAGCATGACGACGAAAGCCACCACGCCTGGGGCGCTATCTGCTCCTGGGTGATCGATGGCAAAATCTACGAAGAACACCAGCCGGACATTGGTGGATGCCGTTGGTTTTCATCTGATGTGCCGCAATGAATTCAGAGGCCGCCAATGGCGCTACCTCGGATGCTCGGCCGTGGAGAGGATAAATACCACGGGTAGCGATAGGCGCGACCGGACCGCGACCGGGACCGAAGGACAGCGGGCAATCCTTGCTAAATAAACCCGCACATGAATGAACGAAACCGAGGCCCAGATAGATGACTTATTTGAAGTTTGCAGAGATCATCAGCCATGCAATCGACATACATGTTAGCCGCGATACGTCGCTTGTTCAGAATGATCTGGATTGGGAAGTTGAGAATTGTGCAAGAACAGCGGCAAAGGATTTTCGCCTTCAGGGATTAGACATCCCGCCCGAAGATGAATGAAACAAACGAGCGATAGGAGCGGCAGATGACGGAGTTGCGAGACATTGTAAAAAAACTAGAGGCTGACACGCAATGTACCTGTGATTTGGATAACTGGCAGCCAGAACAAAACACGGGCCACTCTTGGGTTTGCCAAATCCACAAGCGAGCAAAGGTTCGTCTCGCGGCCCGGAGAGATGCGGCTGAAGTTATCAAGAAGCGTCAGGCTGCAATCCACAAAGCAGTTTCATAAACGAGGCCCAGAATGGCAAAGAAAACAATAAACTTGAAAGCCCGATGGTGGCTGGCGTGGTGTTGGCTATTCCATCGGACCAGATGGCAGCGGGCCTATGACTTCTGTGCAGGCAAATATTGTCTGGCAATCGGCATGGACGAAGATATCCATTATTTCCTGTAGCAGAAACGAGCGATAGGAGCAGCACGATGAATGATGAAATCACCCGCCAACTCAATTTCATGGCGAGCGCCGGGCCTTACGCCAACACCACGGTAACAAATGCCGACGCCGACCAGATCATGCTGCAAACGGGCGGTAACATTTTTGGGCAAGGCATCCTCTACAACATCAAGAGCGAGAGCATCAGCCCCGGCGTGTGCCGCCTGTCTCTCGAAAGAGCCAACTGAGCGGCGCGCAAAACAAACGAGGCCCAGATGATGACAGTTTGGAAAGTAGATTTTGATGATTTGCAAGACGATGATCGCTCACGCACCCGATATTACGCGACACAGGAACTTGCCGTACAAGCTGCGTCAAGTTGGGCCGGGCACATCACCATCATGGAAATCAATGTCGAAACCGAATGAACGGAAACGAGCGTTTCAGTCCTTGTTGTAGAATTTCCCGCCGGCCACCCGAACACCCCGGTACATATATCGCCGGCGGTATTTTTTGACCTCGTGGCTCACCATGATGGCCAGAAACAAGCCGTCGCCATCTTCGCGCGGCAGGCAGCCGGTGCGGTAAATGTGGTCGTGGACACAGGCTGCGATGAAGTGCCGCCCATTCACCGGATTGAACATGCGGACAAAGCCCGGCAGGCTGGCGCCATCCACATAGTCGCCAATCGGGACAATGAGATCGAACCATTCGCCATCCTTGCAATAGCGGACAGGCAAGTCTTCCAGCAGGCGAAAACGGCGGTCGTCGGTGCGATCAATACTGAAGTTGACATCGACGTCACGTTTGACGACGGCGGCGGTGATGGTCACGTCAGCAGTCCTTTATGAGCGAAGCGGTAGCGAGATATCGAACCCGCTCGTGGTCGCCCTCGATATCGATCCGGATGGCACTGGCCAGCGGAACAGCTATCGCGGCGGCAGGCGGAAAAGCCCCCAGGGCAACCATCACCGGGACGCCCATCATGCCGATTTCCTTAGCCGTCCGGGCTGTCGTCACCCGGTCGATCTTGTCCGCCAGCGTTTGCATTTCGGACTCGATGCCGGCACAGGTTTTTGGTATGGCGGAATAGGGGCCAAGCACACCAGACGAGCAGGCAGAGATAGACGCAGCCAATAAAAAAACCGCCCCAAGGCGGCGTAGGTATTTCATTTTTGGTGTCCTACAATTGCGCCAAGATCAGCGCGTTCTTTTCGTTGCGTTCGTCGCTCGGAAACTTCAGCCGGGTTGCAAGTTGGAAATGCGGCCCGTCCGCCTTCTTGCCCCTCCAATCCCCGCCCCATTGGATCTTGACGCCGTGAAAATCGGCAGCCTTGTCCATCGCATCGGCGATATCGAAGTACAGCGGCCAGGCCCAGACGATCTTGCCCTTGTCGTAGGCCCCCAGGTCCACGGCATGGCCCGTCAGGTGCCTTGAGCGCATTGTCCAGCTCACCCCCCGGTCAACGTACTCTCGCTGCCTGGCGATGGTCCTGACGCCCTCCAGAACGGCAAAATCAACCGTGGTGAACTCGATTGCCATCTTGACGACCTTGACCAACTGCGGGTGGACGCCGCGAAGCCTGGATAGGGAGCGGCGGCTTAGATGGAATTCGGTCATTGTGGCAGGCCGTTTTCATCGCGGGGCGTATCAGTCTGGAGTCTGCCAATAAAGTTCCGCAGTTTTGAGATTGCGGCATTGCTTAGGGACTTCAATTCTATCGGCTCAAAGAACGTTTTGTTTTTGCTGAAAACAGCACAGGCGCAATAGTCGCCGCCATCCAGTAATGTGCAGTGGACGCACATTAGACGCCCCAATCCCCGTCGATAAAGCCGTTGTCGGTGTCGATGCCGGCAAACGGCCAGCAGCCATTTCCAATACCGTCGATATGGCTGTTGACGCCACGCTTCGGCTTGAAGCCGCCCTTGCCGTCAATGGTTTTCTTCCAGTCGTCTTTGATGGGTTTGGTCATGTTCATTTCCTTCAATGTCGGCTGGCAGCCTAGCGCCAACCCCGGCCCCTATGGGCGTGTACTCTTTGTCATTCTCACCAACTTATCTGCCGGGCTATACGACTTCGGCACTTCCTCGACAAGCGCATCTTTGCCGTTGACGGCCCGCAACAGATTTGCTGCTAATTCCATCATTTCATAATAGCTGAATTCACCACCCGTTACACGCCACCCGGTTTTGGTTTTACGAATCCGTTTGCGCATGATGGGGACGAACCGGTTCTGGTACTAGGGGGATACCTTCGAGCTTGGCTAGTCGCATGTCCAGACCACAGAGAATTTGGAGTATGGTCTGTAAGACATTTGCTACTGGTTCGTTGCCCTGCGCAATCTCGGCGATTTCCTCGAATGCCTTGCCTATATCGGGATTGCGGAAGCCTGTCATTTCCGGTTTCTCAAAAATGTCAGGAAGTCCGCCGCCAGTTCCATGTCGGCAAAGCACTGAACGAAACCGGCTTCCGATTTAGCGTGTGGGTCTATCACTGCCGTAATAGCCTCGCCTTCCTGCTGCGGAAAATGACCCAAGTGTTCAGCGTGATCGTCAAACGCCTTGTAGCCCTTGGCCCTCAACAGCCAGTACGTGAAATCCCTGGATGCGGATTCTTCCTGGTGTATGGCCCAATTATGTAGATGGCCGCAAGCATATATGTGTGCTTCGGCCTTGGTGTGAGCGGCCCTTTGGGCGCCGTGCAAGCTGTTCCAGATGGAGTTGCCGGCAAAGTTATGCGCCACCCATGTTTTGCAGACTTTGCCGTTTGGGAAGACGATTGAGAACCGAGCCTGCCAGTCCTCCATGGGAATCTGGCTGCCGTTCATGCCCTTGAGGATTTCAATGCCTTCATTCCAGGCGTCGTGATTTCCCATAATCCAGGCCAGCCAGGTAACTCCACTATCAGCCAGCAGCCATCTTGCAAGCTTGCGGGCGGTGTTCTGGGATGTGTCCTGATCCCCGAACAACCGGGTTAAACGGCCTACCCAGTTATTTGTGGTGTCGCCCACATTAACGCCGAACATACCTTCGGTGCTTTGGTGAATTTCACAATGCCGGTGAAGTGCCGGCCAGTCGCAGAAATTATCATCGACGTGTGGGTCGCCGAAGAACGATACTCCTATGGGGCCATCTATCGCCACCTTGATGGGAAACCATGCTTTTGATTTTTGGTGCTTCCGGCGTTGGTCAAATCGTTTGATTTGGTTTTGAATGATATCTTTAACAGGAACGTCGTCTTCAGGAAAAGATGGGTATTCGACCAAGGCTTCCTGCTGCGACAGTTTCTTGGCCTTTTCAATGCGATTACTAAGCGTGCCGCGCCTGCACCCGATTTCCTTGGCGGCGGCGGTAATGTTGCAACCGTGACGCTCGTAAGCATCTAGAGCTTCCTTCAATACACTCTCTGGAATTTCAGACATAGATGTTCACCCAAAGCCGTTAATCCGATTTTCGTCTGTTTCTACGCTTACTGTGACGATATTCCTTCAGCCATTTCCATGCCATATATCCTGTGCCGACAGTGCCACCCGTGACGGACATGATTAATTGTCCCGTGGTGAGAACTTCGTTCAACGTCATACCCCCAAAACTCCAGGCAGTAACGACGGCAGCGAGCATCATATCGCTTTTGATCTGCGGTATCATGCCGCCGGCTTTCCTGCCGCGACACGTTCGATGTTCTCCCAGCTTTCGCCGGCGGCGACTAGACAGGAAACGCCGTTCGGCGTCGTTACGATGATCGTCCAGGTGCCTTTTTCGCTAACCAGCACTTCCACAACCTCGCCCGAGACAGTGACGCCCAACGACGCAGGCGCTTCTTTATGCTTCTGGTCAAGTATTTTTAGGACATTCACTCGATCCATGCAAATTTGCTGGGCCTGGGCCGAGAACGCAAAAAGAAACATCGTCGCGGCAAATAAGTATTTCATTGCCTCGCCCCTATGGCTGCATTGAATTCATCTCGCGTCATGCGCATCCATCCTTCCGTACACCCTAGCACAAAACCAACCACATGGAGTTTAATTCGTTCGGGGCTGCTGAACACAACGAAAGTGTCGGCAGGGGTTATTGTACCGTGGGTATCTTTCAGGAATTCTCGGAACGTCTGCTCGTCCGCTTCAGATAAGGAAATGGTTTCCATGCCGGGCCAGTTTAGACTTTCGGTTATCTGGGGCTGTTTGATGCATTCAGCTTGCGCCCGGAACGAGAAAATCATCACAAGGAGGGTTAGGGCCAGATATTTCATGGGGTGTCCTTAGTTGGCTGTGGCAGGCAACGACTAAAGTGTGGGATCTGTAAGCCTGCGGTATTCTGATTTAATAGCACGCCGGCGTTCAGTTTCGTTCGGTTTCGGGGAGACAAGCCCCTTCATGATATAATCCTTCATCGGGGACGGTTTGTATGTAGACCGTTTGTAACGAGTGGCCGCACTGACGGCGGAACGCGCCCGAACCATTTTATCGAGCCGGACCAATTCTTTCCGCGTCATGGTGTTGGCAATTGCCCTTCCAAGCGCACCAATCATCACGGGCGTAATGGCAGCCGCCACCGTTGCCGCTGTTGACCCTCCGGTTGCTGCAAACCCCGCGCTGCCACTAAGTATTGGTAAAATAGACTGCCCCATACCGCCGCCGCCGCCAAACCAGTTTCCAATTCGCCGAGCTGTATTCTTCGACCAGCGACCCATAACTATATTGCGGATAGCCTCTTGTTCTTCAGGAAAAAACCCGCGCACTTTCGCACCGTTGCCGCTGGTTAACAGGGACGCCAACCGCTGTCTCGTTTTGTTATCAAAGTTCCTACCGGAATTCGTGGCTGCGGTACTGAGAGTAACAGCGTCTTCAACGCCCGTGACGACATCTGACCTGAAGCCAGCCGCCGCGTCTGCCCTGGCTCCCTTGAGGGACTTCATTGCATCTTCCGCAAGACGATGATTCCCGATGGCAATACTTTCCGGGCTTACATCGTTAAGAAGCCGTTCCAGCTTACCCATCGCAATGTTTGCCGCCCTGCCTAAAGCATCATCGCCTTGTTTGGCCGCAGACTGCCCCAGAATGCTAAGAGATTTTCGCATCTCATCAATCGCAGAAGGCGTGATATAAGCAACATCGCCGGGGCCGAGGTCATCGCCACTCAATTTAAGGCTTTTGGTGATAATGTCGTGGACTTCCTTAAACCGCCCATGACTAAAGACGCCCTTCGAAGTTAATTCGCTCGTTATATCATCGGACCATTTCTTCGCCGCCATTACAGTGAAGCCCACACCGCTGGCTTCCGTTGCGTCATAGCCGGCTTTCGTGGCGGTTTTTATTTCTTCGCGGGACGGCGTTGTGGTTTTCACTCCGAAGCGTGGCGATACTCTGGACGCGGCACCCATCGGTGTCATCACCCCGGCGGCCTCAAGTGCCCGCTCCGTGCCCTCTTCGCTCATGGGGTCAACTTCGCCCGTGTAAACATCACCGGGCAACGTCGCGGCCCTTTTGAATGCACCCACGATGCCAGCGTCAGGGTCAAAGGAAATATCGCCGCCCTCGTCTTTCGTGAACGGAAGGATGGTGCCGGAATATGGTTCTTCCGTACCCCGCTCAGGCCCAGTCGTTACCTGGGCTTTGAAACTATCGGGCGTGTATCCTTCAGTATTCAGATACCCATCAATGTCTTTTACCGGTGCGCTTTGCCCGATCATACTCTGGACATTGCGCTGGATGCGATCAAAATCCCCAGCCATTATTCTGACTTTCCTTCAAGCCCGTATCTGTTTTGGTATATCTTGTTTTTCTTCTCGTTTTTATTCACCGCCTTGCTGTATTTTGCTACGATCTTATCAAAGCCATACTTGCGAATATTTTCCGGCGTTACGTTTGCTTGGATGTCCGCTATAACTCGAATGTAACTCGCCTCAATCCGATTTATCGTTTGTCTGAAAATTACTTCGTCCGTACTATCGGTTTCGAGCCTACCAAGATCATCAATGAGCAGTTGCAGTTCTTTCGCATTCATCTGACCAAAACCAGTTGACCCCGTAGCTGATGCGTTCTTCAGGCGGATCATAGCCTTTAGAGCAACGCCACTCTGTAAGTTTTTGACATATGAACGCACCCTACCTGCGCCAGTCCCAGATATCCACCCATACGCAGTGGAAACGGTGCCGGTAACGGGTAACACTCTATCTGGGTCGTCCAGAATTTTATTGATGCCAGAAAGCGAGGTCAGCATCGCATCTGCCTTAGATAAAGCACCCTCCACCGCCGCTCTCTCTGCCTCGGGTGTTTTGGGCACTTGCTCCACCGATACCGCCCCGCCGGGGGCAATGACGGTATCGCCACCTTCAACACCGGGCACAGTCACTATCGCCTTCTTGCCAACCTTGCGTTCAGGGGCTAGACCCTTCGGATTAACGGCTATCGGTGGCCCGCCCGGATCGGCAGGGTTGGGAGTAATAATAGAAGGGCCGGTGTCAATTGTTTTACCGGCTCGCTTCATGTTAATGAACTGGACCTTTTCCGCTGGCGTCATGTTTTTAAATGCGGCCCACTCTTGCAGAACAGCCGGGAGACTAGTCCCCTTCTTCTGGGATTCCAGGAACTTTTTAAACTCAGGGTTTTTTGCTGCCTCGGCCCAATTCTTCATATCTGTAGTGGGGGTGCCGGTTTTGGTGGTCTTCGGCTGCGGGATTGACTCCACTTTCCCCGCACCGCTTTTCTGCGCGCTCACCCCCTCTGGAGTCGTGAACGGCGACCATTGTTCTTTAGGTGCCGCCCGCTTCGTCGTCGCAGCAACAGCCGATTCCAGAAACACATTACTCTGCGCCCCCGTTGCCTGCTCACGGTACTGGGAAATGTCCAGGTCGTAACCACCCTTGAGTGTTTGCGCTATCTGCTCAAATGAGGCCGCGCGTTCAGCAGGGTCAATGGTGAGTAGATGTGATGCGGCCCGGCCTACTAGTTCCATGTTGCGGTCTTGCATGGCTGTTTGATGGGCTTCGTCGCGACGACTAGCTGCGCCGTAGTCGGACAACGGAACCGAGTGAGAAAATGGCATTAAGTGAACCCTCCAAAGGCAGACCCTCCAGCACCAACTGTATAAGGGGTGGGAGCCTGAACTGACGTTCCACCGCCAAACATACCGCCCAAGGTCTGATTGCCGAATGCGCCGCCCAGAGTTCTTCCGCCCATGGCCAGTGCGTCACCATAAGCCGTCCCCGCGTCCATACCAAAGCCACCCTGCCCCACAGCCGCGTTCTGACCGGACCCGGCAAAGCCGCTCAACGCGCCCCGCCATCGGTCGAACAGCCCGCCGTACATGCCCGTCATGCCCTGCTGATAGGCACGCATCCCCGACCCGCTGGTCAGGTTGCCGGAAGCATCGAAAGGCGTCCTGCCTTGGGCAGACAACCCGTAGCCGAGGTCTTTAGCGCCCTGGCCTAACGCGAACTGGTTTAGTTCAAATTCAGGGGAATTATAGAAATCAGAAAGACTGTTGGCGCCCTGTCCGAAATACGTCCGGTGAAGCGATTCCGCAGCGTTTTTGCCAAGCTGGGAATAGGGCTGCAAGCCTTCCGCAGCCGCGTCCGCGCTCATGCCCTGGACTACGCCGCCAGCGACCTTACTTCCGTCCGCAAGCGAACCTCCTATGGAACCGCCTATGGAGGCGCCCATTGGCCCCCCCACCATGCCGCCAACGGCAGCGCCTGCAATGGGTAGAATTGAATCCAAGCAACCCATATCAAAATACCTTTATGTAATTATTAGTCGTCAATTTGTATCCCTTGCGCTCATAAAGCCGCCCTACCGACTTGAACGCGCTTTTACTTGCAAAGTCCAGCGACACAGCACCAATTTGTTGCGCTCGTTCCTCCAATGCATCAATCATCTTTCCGCCCCGCCCTCGATATTCAGGTTCAACCCACCAAAATGCTTCGATGGCCGTTAGAATATTTCTGTTGTAAAAAGAAGGTGTAATAACCACACCAATCATGCCAACGGGGCCGTCGGTATCGTCGGTCAACACCAGTAGGCCATTTGCTTTGATGATGTACGTCAGCGTTGCTAGAAAAGACGAATAGTCAAACGCTATCGGCAGGTTGGCTGCTGCATGAAACTTCGCGCCCATCTCCAGACATGCGGGGATGTCTTGCGCCGTGGCGTCCCGGATCAACTGTTCGCCAAGCCGTAAATATACATGGTGCCGCTTGAAAATGTCACCACACCGTCCACGTACATCGAAATTGCGTCAATATCTCCCGTGATTTGACGTAATCCGTCACCTTCATGGCGTATCATTACGCCGGCATTATCCACAAACACACCCCTGGAACTCCATTTTTTCCAAGTAGCACCGCCGGGATTATAAAGCCGCACCGACCAGTCGCCGGTTTCGTTGGTTGAATTACCAATCTTCCAGCCATTGGTATTGTCCGTCAGGGGCAGCCCGGTTGCGCCAGGCGCACCAAACCAATGTTCTGCGGCACCCGTCGAGTCAAAAACATTGGCGTCGAAATAGTAATCAGAATTTGCGTAACTCACGCCGTTGTCATCGGATATCCGCATATAGACGCGGCTGTCGTCGGTATTAACCGATACCCCAACAGCGTGAACATCCACTACGCTATAGCCAGTCAAGTCAAGGCTGGTCGCACCCGGCGCCGTTCCGGTTAATGAAACGCTAGTGATTAAGGGCATATCGTCTTCTACTACTCCCAATAAACTGCTGGCGCCGAACATCGCGGCTTGCGCTGCCCCGGTCGGCATTATGCAAACGCCTGACCACCGGTCATCCAGTACGTCGTGGTGCCGCCGTCTACCGTGATGTATGTGAAAATGTCCACAGCACTATTCGTCGCCGTGACCGTAGCTGCCGTTCCGGCGTTCCACACAGCACTCGTCGGGAAAACAACTGTTTTTGGTGACGATGCGTGTTGCGTCAGAATAAGTGTCCCACTTTGGGCCGTGCCGCTCGCCACCGGGTTGCTGACGGTCATGGTGGTGACGTTTTCCGTCAACGTGACTACGAATACGTTGCCGTTGTCAAAATCGAGGTCGAGCGTGCCGGAACTGCTGGACGGGGTGGAACGAGTCTCGGTGTAATCTTTCAACTCGGCGCCGGCCTGAAGCCCGCTACTGGACATCATTTCGACAACCATGCCTTCTTGCACGATGTCGTTCGAACTGGTGCCCTCGCCCGTCACCTTGATGACGATTGTGGAACCGTCTGTCTCCGTGGCCGTGCCCTGCTCAAGGTCGTGCTTGTCGCCGGCCATTTCGTGCATCTTGCACACGGTCTGCTGGGCGTTTGAACCGGTCCTGTAAACCTGTGCGTCAATGAACCAAACACCAGCCTGGGAAATCGTCAGCGAATATGTGCCGATAACCGTGCCGCCGAAGTGCATCTTCAGCGTCTTGGCGTCACCGTTATTCGCCGTGGTGCCCCATGCGGTTATTCGGATGCCGTTGCCGTCAGTGTCCAACGTGTCAGCAGGCATGGTATAGGTGATTAGAGTGTCTTCGCCCGTGGTGACGTTGCCCACGGCAGTCATGTTTACGTTTAGGGTGTTGCCCCCGCCGCCAGAACCGCCTGACCCACCGCCGCCGGGCATGTTGTCGAAGTCAACTTTCTTCAGGGCGCTCCCGTCGCCGGTATCCTGAAAGACAAAGAAATCTCCACTAACCGGTACAGTTTCCGCGCCAGGATTCAAGGTTACGGCATTGCTACCCGCCCCGGCGACGGCCTCCCCTGTGAGTGCGGCCCTCTGGTATACCCCCGCAGCAGTGCGTCCTAGCGACCCGTCAATCGTAATCAGCTTACGGACTTCGAAGGTCGTTTCCGTGGCCATGATGTTCAGTTCACCAATCGCCCACGCTACTCCCGTGGTGTCGGTGTCGGTCTTCATGGTCAGGATCTGGTCGGTATTGTTCCACAGGAAATACGTGGCTTCCAAATCCGAAAACACCACGTCTATGCCTGCACCGGGAGTGCCGGTGTACTCTATGAAATAGTACCGCTGCTCAACAGGCAGGCCATTGGCGTCTTTTTCCGCCGACATATCGACATCAGCCGTACCGACCGCAATGGATATATGACCACCCTTGGTAGCAATAATATCTCTATTGCCGCCCGTGCGCTCCCACATATTCAGCAGATGATAGTATGCCCGCTGGGATAATTCGTCGTCTTCCGTCCAATCCTCTGGGCGGGGCGGGTCGGCTGCGTCAACCATTACAAGGACATCGCGCGTGTGTGCTTCCAGCAAGTACACGCTTCGCACATTACGCCACCATCACTGTTTGAACATATTTCATACGCCAGGACACGTCTCGCCCTTTCACCGTCATCTTTTTTCAATGGCGACGGCGACGGGTCGTACTGCGCGGCAAACCCGGTTGACGATGAAAACCAATTTTCTTTATTGGCATAGAATTCCAAAGCAGTTCGGAGGCGTTTGATTTCAGCGGCTTTTGTCACTAGCTTCTGCGTCCCAGGAACTTACCGTGCATAGCCATGACGACTCTTTTCACATTATCGAGAATGGTGAAGCGGAATATCGTCTGTCTGCGCGCACCCAATTTATTCCAACGCTGCCGGGTGTCTTTCTCACCGGGTGCTCCCAGATTACGGGCCTGTTCCGTTGACCATGTTGCGCCGGCATCTTTCGAAAGTTCCATGCCAATCGTGGGCGCGGTGACTATTGCGGTCCCAACCCCGGCTTCCATATCCAATTCCAGATTAGACGTGGAAATCCATTTGCGGTCCTTATCGACAATGCCGGTCTGTACCCACCAGCCCATTTGCCCGCCGAATTCCAGCCAGGAGGTGTCGTCCAGATAGCCAATCTTGGAACCGAACGCATCGCCCACCATCCACTTGCCGTTGAAGACGGACACGTTCTTGCCGTCAGCAACGGTGGTGCAGCAGTTGGCCCGCCATATACCCTCAGGAATCTCGCTCATGAGTACGCCGCCGTGGCGCGAACCCAGCTACCGGCCAATCCAGTTTCCGAATAAATCATGACGCCATCCGTGTTCAGGTCTTTTCCGCCGCCGACATACAACCCCAATTCCGCGACCCAGATAACACCCTCCAGATATAGAGTTGCATCAATCACGTCGTCCGCCCCTATGTCGGCCCAGGTGGCGGCACTATTGTTGCTGACCGCCACCTTGCCGACCGTGCCGCCACTTTGACCGAAGGCAACGTAACGAGCAAGTGTCGGAGAATAGGCCACGCTCTGAAAATCGGTAATCGTTGACGGCGTGTCTTTGTTGACGAAATCCTTGCCGTTGGCACTGGTGGCAATATCCTTATTTGCGCCCGCCGTAGATCCAGCGACAACGAAAAGGGTATCATCTTCTACCCAGATCGGCCAGCGCCAGCGCCCCGTCGTCGCTGGGAAAGTGTCTGCGTCCGCAAAAGTAGACCCGTCAGTAGTCCATATCAGTCCATTGGAGCCATCACCAATTATGGCGAGATCGAGAGACGGTGAATATGCCGCTCCCAGCCCACTATTGCCAACGTTTTCAAGGCTGGTCCCGGCCAGGCTCGTCAACGTCCATGTGCCGGTTGTACCTGTGGGACTTCTGCCAACGTTTTCGTCACCGACATTGCCCGCGCCAGCCAGCCATAGACCCCACGGCTCAATCCAAAGAACCCAGCGCGAAGGCTTGGTAATCTGAACGTCATCGGCCCATGATATCCCACCATTGACGCTCGACATGGAATACTTGGCATCGGCGTCGTTTTGCTCGTGTACGGTAATTAATTTATCCTGGGACCGGGAATAAGCCACGCGGTTCCATGAGCCATCTTCGCCTCTATCGTCAGCTTGACGGCGCCAGAGTTTTCCATTCTGGCTTAAAAGCACAGCGGGGAAACCATCGCCCTGACCGCCAGAATCCCCATCAGGGGTATTCACCGAAACCACGACACCAGGGTCGTTCGGTCGATCTGCGTACACCAGCCCTATGGCGGCACCACAGAATAGGTCGTCAAAGTTTTCCAGATCGGGGACGGTGTATATGGCGTCACCCCCGAACGAAGTTACCCGCTCGTGCCATTCTTTCGTTGTGCTGTCGTAAATCCAGGTTTGGTTTTCGCTCGGGAAGGTGAGGACATAGAGAAAATGACCCTTCCACGTCGCGGTAAATGCGAAGGCGTCATCTACCTTGGTATAGCCCTCGATTTTATGTTCAATGCCGAAAGTGGATATTCTCTGCGCACTGTAGCCCTTGGCCGCATAAACGCGGCGGTCGTTGCCCAGCCATGCCCAGGTTTCCTCACCCTTGGCGATGGTGTGAACGGCGGCACAGCCATGCTCTAACTGGGGACCGGGCAACCGGGTGAAGGGAAAGCCCGCTGAACCGGAATTCCTGTAAACCTCGGTGAAATTCTCCCCCAAGAGAAAGATTTCGCGCTTATTGACACACATACCAATCAGATTTGTCTCGGCAGCGCCAATCGAAGCGATGTCCAGCACGTCAATCCTGCTGGCGTCGTTCAGAGCGGAAATCATAAAGCTGGGAGTATTCGTAACCGGGAACAGCATATAGCCGTCCAGCGCCCATACCTGCTTGCTGTAGGGGGCTGTTCCTGAGATAACCGCCCAGTCCTGTGTGCTGTAAATGTCCGTCAGGAGGTGCGTACCGGCTGTCTGGCCGAATATTGTGATGATATTGTCGGAAACGGTACTAGTCAGCAGACTTGATGCGTCAATCAGGGTATTGAGGGCCGCTGCTATTGACGCGGCGGTGTGGGACGACGTGATTAGCAGGCTAAAGGTTTCGTCGCTGTTCCCGACCGTTTCGGTCGTCAGGGTGATATAGTCGTCCGTCGCGAAGCTGTCGCCGATGGTAATGAGATGGTGATAGGAGGTCGCGACTACCGTGGCCGCTTCGAGGTTGGTTACAGCCTGCGGAGTGATTGTAATCACACCGGCTGATGCAGACGCATTGAAGTCGCCGTCTGCATCTATGGTTGCAGCGAGTGCCGTGGCGACTTGGCTTATCGTTTCCGTGTCTGCGGGGCGGTCGGAAAAGAAGGTTGGCGACTGACTATCGCCCTGGATGCTGACGATAATCTCGTTGACATTTGCAGCGCTCGCGGGACCGCCCGTCAATGTCATTGTGACGCTGGTACTGGTTTCCGCCGCTCCGGTGGTGGTGATTTCAAAGTCACCGTCCATGCCCATGCCGAATTTGGTCTTCAGCAGGCCGTTGGTGCGGTCGTAGACGTAATGATGCAGGCCATTGACAATAACAAGCTGGGCGCCGTTGTCGGACATGTGGACGCGCCTGCCGCCCATAATGGTGCCGAGAGACGTGGCCACCGCTGTTGAAGACACTGAATACAAAGTAGTGCCGGAAACCACATAGAGTAGATTACCAAGACCCAGGCGAGCGTTATGGATGCCCCAAATAGGACCACCCCCCACGTCGTCAAACTCAGTAATGCCGGGGCTGCCCATTACCGGAGTTTGCGACTTCGCGCCCTCGGGGGCATGTTCGACGTAAGCGTTGACGAGTCTTTCGTCCGCCACATCATCGGATTGCGCCCGGTAGGTTCGGGTGGCGAAGTATGCTTCCGGCATTAGTAATTCCGAATCTCAGGCGTGAAGAAAACCGGCGTAATCTCGTTATCCCAGTCCACGGCGTCGTCAAGATATGCCTTGGCCTGCTGTACGATTTCCATCTTCTCGCCGCCTGTAACTCCGTATTCCTGGGCAAGATTTGCCGCCAGACCAAACGTCAGCGCGTCGTACCATTCCTGGGGGAAATCAGGAGTATCACCGGCTGCGTCAAAATCATGAATGGGAAGATAGGCGGTAAAGACAATCCGGTCGTTCACCGTATCTGGGGCGGGCCAGAGATACACATAGCCGAAATTAAGCTGGGGATTGTAGTACATCTGGGTGGGGGAACCGGCGTCGGTCTTGTTGGGGAGGTCTTGATATTCGCGCCTGCTGAACATCTCGATTGGAATGTCCTGGCCGGATTTGTTGCGGCGGCGGGCGGCGATAATACGGAGAGGGCGGGGGAGGTCGGTCGTGTAGGCGTAGACGTGGTTGTCCACGGCAGCATCGTCCGTACTCACGTCAGTCATGGTGATTGTGGAGCCACTAGGGGCGCCGTTAGCGGTCGTCCAGTGGATTGTGCCATCGTCTTGTACTAGACCAACCTTGTCACTCGCGGCCACGTTCGTAATGCTGTCCACAACCAAAGTCGTGGTGCCGCTGACGTGGGCGGTGGCGACTTCCGTCTTCACGCCAATATCGGTAATCCGTTCATAGGAAGCGTTGTCAGCAGCAGTGGAGCCGCCTATCTCGTAGACGGACTGGTCTTTGGTTAGGTACAGAATGCAATCTGCCGTCTTCCAAAGTTTAATATCGTCGGACGCCTGCCAACGCTTAACCATGGCGTTGAGGGAATTCGCCGCTTCGGTCAGTTCTGCCGTGGGCATGGCCTCACCCGACTGCAAGCCGCCGAGGATGCGCACTGCTCGGTTGCATATATCGTCTCTGGTCACGCTGAAATCGGTGCTGGAACTCGTGGCCAAGGGCTATCTCCTGTGATATGGTGTTTGAATGGAAATCAAAATTGACGCAGATTCACGGCTTCTTTGTATTTGCCCCGCGTGTGATAAGGAATGGGAACAGGCCGGGACATACCCCTTATCGTGTCAAGTTCCCGCAAGTAGAACCTTTGATCTTGCCACGACGGGCAAAAAACCAGATTTAGACAGGCTGTCCATTCTCATGGAATTATTTCGCGAAATGACCCCCGCCGAACGGCTTCGTACATTCGCCTACCTAGAAGCTGTCCATAAGCGAGACTTATAGATCGTCAACCGTAACATCCCCGACTTCCAGAAACGTATCTGTCCCGCTGGGCCGTGACGGCTTGGCTGTCTGGTCATCCTTGCGCCCGCGTAGGAAGTCCTGCGGATGGCGTTCCTCGAAGAAATCCTTGTGAACCCAGTTGCCGGTCCATTCCTGACGCATGTCTGACGCGAGATACTTTCTACCAGTTCTATCATCGCGCATATAGTGGTCGCCGGGCGCGTAATCTTTGAACAATGCCATCAGCTAATATCCCTCTCCACCGCGCCGCGAGCCGATACGTTGAATAGCAGCAAGCCAGACAAGTCATCATTGATCGCGAATGACAAAAAATCGTCAGCCTCGGAGCCAACCAGAACAATCGGTTCGGGGAACGTCACAAGCAGCGTGATGTACGTGTTGGTTCCATCACTGATTGTTGTAACAAGGTCAGACCCTATGGAAAGGAAATCGCTCAACTGCTTCAACACCACGGAGAACAGCGTCTTGCCGGCCTGGACACGACGGAAAACAATACCATTCGATAGCGCGCCTACGCCAAGAATCTGGTCGTAAGCCAGGTCGGGCAGCGTCGGCCTTACGGCTTCAGCATCAGGATAAGTGGTCGTTAACGCGTCGGCAATGCCAAGCCGAAGTTCCGAGATGTGAAATCTGGTTCCCGCCCCTACTTCCATCTTAAAGACCGCAGGCTCGCCGGTTTGTTCAAGCTGAATGTCGTCGAAGGTCATAGTCGGCTTAATGCCGCCGGTTCGCAACAGAGTGATAGTGAAGCCGTCGATATTTTGAGAAGCAAGCCCCAGATCTGCCTTTGGAATAACAAAACTCTGTTCTGTTCCGACTAGACCTGTATTGATGTAGTCATTCAAAGCAACGCTATTACCAACAACCACATCGGCCAAATCGAACTCAAGAACGAGCGCGTTGACGGCAGCGTCGTAAATCGTCAGATTAATTTTACCGGTCAATGCCGTATAACCAGACATATCAATCGTCGCTGGGTTTTCCTCGGAAAACATCGCAGCATCGCCGTTATTGGCACCAGTGAGGGAAATCTTACCGGAATCCGCAAAGTTCCAAGTGCCCTGGACCGGCAATGCGTCCCATTCGACCGAAGTTCCACCGTTATGAATAATTTCCGGCGTACCGCTAAACGCTACATCTTGATTCAGAGCCGTGCCGAACGTAGGATTTACAAATGGGCGGACTTCGGGATTGAACTGCAAAAACCGCTCTTGAAGCGTCAACAGGCCGTTATGTTTATGCTGTAGCCCGATAAACGGATGGACGTGGGCGTGTACCCCATCCCCCTCACCATCACCAATCTTGACTTCCAGAGCCATTACGACTCTTCGGCCTCAAGGAACGAAACAACACAGGTGGTGACTGCGCTGGCATCATTGGCCAATAGCGCAACCGCCTTACCCTTCGGAATAATAACGTGACTCGCAATCAACAAATGATAATTGGTATTTGGTACGGGTGCGTCAATGTAATAAAGATTCCCGTCCGGGGTCAGCCCGGTGATATCAACGCCTTGCTCGATAGTTGCCGTTGGTGCGGAAGTTGAGCCGACCGTATGAGAAACCGGCACAATCGTCGTACCGTTCACGGGCGTCCCGGACACCGCCTGAAGGATATATTCAGAGTTTGTGCTGCCTGTCTGGGACAGCCGAAAGTCGGTAATATGCAAATCGAAATTACCGGTGTTTTTGAAATAAAAGATGTAATCCGCCACGCCGGTCGGATCAATACTATCGAAATGCGCGCCCCAGACTTTGCCGGATTCCTGATTAACATGCAATGCGAGGGTTTCAGTTGCCGCAAGCGTCCGTAGTCTTTTTTTAGAATCGACCTGTGCGCTTTTTCCGTCGCCCG